ATCGCGACGAACACGACCAAAACAAAGCGTATGAGATGGGCAATAGTAAATTGAAATATCCCAAAGGTCGTCACAATGCCATGCCGTCAATGGCTGCTGATGTTGCGCCGTACCCGCTGGACTGGAAAGACATTGCTAGGTTTAATTTCTTTGCCGGTTATGTACTGGGTGTCGCCGAAAGATTATATGCAACCGGTGCCATGAAATACAAAGTGCGATGGGGTGGAGATTGGAATAGTGATACAATCTTATCAAATGAAAACTTCAAGGATTTAGTGCATTTTGAATTAAGGGGTAGCCCATGAGCCTATTGGATACGTTAAAGGCAATATTTCCCAAACCACAAATACCGCAGAAGCGTTACTTGCTCGTCCTGGGCTTGGCACTCTACTACGCCGCAAAAGTTTATGTGTCGGCCACACCTGACCCGAGCGATGATGACTTGCCGGATAAGGTGCGCACGATTGTATTTGAGATGTTTAGCGATAGTACTGCGCAAGATACGCAGACTTATGGCGAGACTAGCTGAGCTTCTTCTAGCATATTATTAAACGCGGCATCCGTTGCGCTGCCGTCGTCACCATCCCATCCCGGATAATCTTCATCACAGGTGCATTCAGCAATCCATTTTTTACACGTTGGGCAATCACTCTGGCCTATTTTGCTCATTGCGGTATTTCCTATCGATAATTAATACTAAATAAATTAATGCTATTTGTACGATCGTGCCTATTGGGTTGAAATAGGCACTGACCATGAATAAAAAAACTAATCCACAAGCGATGGTGTCCATTAGGCAGCCACCTTGATTGCGACGATAAAACTACCGCAGCAATTGTCGACGCGTATGCCGTCAAAGCCTGCATCACTGTATTTTTCAAAATAATCACGACCGCCGCCCACCAACCAGATGCCTTTATAGCCGTAGTTGTGTTCATGAAATTCTTGGCAACGTTCAGCTTTGATAAAACCTTTATCTACATCAACGCAGCCATCAACCATGCCGTCAAAGGTGGTTTTTTTACGCAGGTATAGGTCTTGCACGTTTTTGCGCAGGAAGGTTTTAAAATTGGTCTTGGTTAATTTGATTCGCATGTTTGTTACTCCGGTTGTGTTGATATTATGCAAGCGATAATATCATCGTTTAAATTGGTAAGTCAACTATATTTTTACCATCGTTTATTGAATAGGTGCAATTGGTGCTAATTTCGTACCTGTGACAAACTTGTAAAATTGTGTTATGGGCATTACAATGGATATAATTTAAGCAGGAGTGATTATCATGGCAGGTGGACGGCCAACCCTTTATGACCCAGAGTTTCATCCCGCAGAGTGTGAGCGTCTTGGGCATCTTGGATATTTCAAAGTTGAGATGGCGAAAGCGTGGAACGTTGATGCTGATACCGTGACGAATTGGTGTCATGCACACCCAGAGTTTTTCAGTGCTTATAAACGCGCGCAAGGTTTCCGTGCTGCTTGGTTGCTTGAGCAAGGCAAAGCAGGATTGTTCGGCAGTAAGGACAATACATTTAACGCAGTCGCATGGTCGATGATGATGCGTTACGACGGACAGAACACCGACGAGCGTACTGTTTCATTGCCAGAATTAAAAGACTGCAAAACATTTGCAGAAATGGCAACGTGTGTGATTCGTGCATTCGGTGATAATCGTTTAACGCCGAAAGAAGCGAATACATTAACAGATATTATCGGTAAGGGTGCAAAGATAGAAGAAGTCACCGAACTGCGTAAAATGCTGGAAGAAATAGAAGTTGCACGGAAACAAGGACGATGACATGCGCAGCAGAGTTAAAGATTTGCATTACGAATATTGCGTGCCAAAACCAGTATTTCATTTTCGATTATACGATACCAAATTGGAACCATATCCAGAAACAGAAACAGAAGAAGCGCAAGCAGAAATTAATTCCATTGATATATTTTGTAACCTTGTCACATGATCGAACCAAATTTAAATATTGTTCGTAATGAATATTATATTGTGTTCACACAAGGTGTAACGCATTGGATTACACGTTGGTTACGCAAAAGTTTTTCACATATTATTTTAATGACGAAAGATGATTACAACTGGATGATATTAAATCCAACCAGATTATATTTGCAGGTAGTGATTCCAGCGTCACCGATTGACAAGCCGCCTTTGGCAATCATTACGCAGAAAGGCGATTCGGTTTTACGTATCAAATTCAAACAGCGTAATGATACGCAGCAGTTTGGGTGTGTTGGATTATTGAACTGTGTAACATGGTCAAAGTATATACTAGGATTGCGTATAAATAGCTTGACACCTTGGAGAATGTATCAAAGGCTGTTAAACTTTAACCAATCGGAAATGGAACGTCACGGAATCATCTCAATTGAGCAGGTGCAAATATGACTGGACACGCAATGCCATGGAACAAAGACCCATCAGGTCAGCAGAAAGAAGACATGAAAACCGCTCGGGAACTAGCGAAAGATCAAAAAGAATTAGCCGAACAACAAAAGCGTGAGATTGAACAACGCCGTAAGAAATTAAACGCCCAACAAATTGCCATGCTGCGCTCGCGTTTTGGTGCGTCAGGAGGTGGCGGAGGAAGCACGGGCGGCGGTGCCGGAATGCAAGGCACGTCACAATCAGCCGGTAGTCTATTCTCCGCAATCACAGGGAACTAATCATGGAAAGAATGGACGGCAGACAGTTATTCAAGCGTTATGCTGATGCAAAAAGCAATTGGGATAACTGGCGCTGTATTTATGATGAAGCGTATGCCTTCGCCATTCCTGATCGTGACCCATGGCCACAAGATACCGTTGAAGGTCGCAGAAAGAATATTCAGGTATACGACATTACCGCTGTCAACAGTACAAGGCGTTTAGTATCACGTTTGCATAGTTCATTAGTTCCACCTGGTGAGCAATGGTTCTTGCTGGAAGCGGGCGACAATATCAAAGACCCGAATGCTAAAAAACAATTGAATATGTATCTGCAAGCGTTCACTGATATTATTTTTGGTGTGTTGAATGATAGCAATTTTGATTTAGCGATTAATGAAATGCTGCAAGACCTGACCATCGGTACAGGCGGCATGATGATACTTGAAAGTAACGATCGTAAATGCCCTATCAAATGCAAGTCTGTTGCCGTTGACGTGATCTATCCCGAAGCTGACGTATACGATGATTTAAATACGGTATGGCGTGATTTTAATAATATTTATGGTCGTGATATTACTCGCATGTGGCCGCGTGCAAAGTTAACTGTTGCAATGAGTCAGAAGCTAGAACAAGACCCGCTCGCTAAATTCCAATTGGTTGAGGGTGTTGTGTATTATCCAGAGAGTGAAAGTTATCGTGTTGTTGTGATGCTGCAAGATACTTGTGAATATATTTTAGATGTTGATGCCAAGTCTAGTCCATGGATTGTGGCGCGCTGGTCGAAGTGTTCCAACGAAGTTGGTGGACGTGGTCCGGTGATTGAAGCACTCCCCACAATTCGCTCGCTCAACGCATTGGTTGAGGAAATCATGAGAAACGTGGCGCTGTCTACCAGTCCACCATGGATGGCTGCGAGTGATGGTGTGTTCAATCCCTACCTATTCCAGATTGCTCCTAATAAGGTCATCCCGATTAGCCGTCAATCCATGGGCGATTTACCTTTGCGTCGTTTAGATGTTGCTGGCGATGTAAACATGGGCAATCTTGAAGTGAACGACTTGCGCATACAAATCAAAGATGCACTCTTTGATAATCCATTGCAGCCAGTGAATTCACCTGTGCCAACGGCTACAGAAATCATGGTAAGGCAGCAGCAATTTATGGAAGAAATCGGCCCTGCATTTGGTCGATTATCTGTAGAGTTATTACCGAAGATTATTAATCGTGTGGTTTATATTTTGCAGAAAAAAGGCTTTTTACCGCCTGAATTACGCATTGATGGCAAGAACGTTAATATACGTTACAAGTCACCGTTGGTGCGCAGTGCATCGAATCAGAAAATACAAAACTTACAAAATTACGTTTCTATTATGCAGCCAATACTAGGGCAAGAATTAACACTCGGCACGATTAACTTGCCGCTGCTGCCGCAATGGTTGAGTGACAAACTTGATGTTGACGAATCGTTAATTAAATCGCCGGGTCAGGTTGAGGAATTATTGCAGCAAGCTATGCAGGCAGCCAATCCACCGCAGCCAACACAAGGCATCGAAAGCCCTAATAGCAATTTAGCCAGACGCGCTAATGCGCAAACAGCAGGAGTGGCACCAAGCAATGGATGAAGTCAGATTATTAAATAGGATTCAGTTTTTAGCCCATGAGTTATTTGTAGCAAATCCAAACGGTGCAGAGTTTTTACGTTTGATTAAGTTATCTCACATGCAGAAAAAAACCTTTCCGCAACCACCTGAATTCATCGCAGCACATGGTGGCGCGTTGGCGTGGTCTGCATGGCGTGATGGTCAAGCTGCATTGATGACTTCCTTTGGTATTTTAGGGAATGAATATTTGCAGAAGGTAGAAGTTGATAATAAAACCAAGGAGCAGATCAAATGAGTTTACTGGATAACGCGACACCTGCGACACCTGCCGGAACACCGCCAGCCGCAGCCGCGACACCAACCGCTACACCGCCAGCCGAAGGTACACCACCTGTTGCACCTGTTGTCGATGGTTCATGGTACTACGATGACAATATCAAAGGCGACGGCGCACGTCCTGAATGGTTGAAAGATAAATACAAGACCGCAGCCGAACAAGCAAAAGCCTACGTTGAAGTTGAAAAGAAGCTAGGCGCATTCAAAGGCGCACCTGATAAATACGATTTAACATTGACGGATTATCCTGAATTGAAATTCAGTGAAGAAGACCCCATGTTAAAAGGATTCATCGAAGGTGCTAAAAAGAATGGCGTATCGCAAGAGTACGTCAGCGAGTTATTGAATGTGTACGCACAAGCCATCACTGCCGGAATTCCTGACCCAACGGCTGAAATAGCAAAGCTCGGACCAAATGCAAATCAAGACCTGCAAATACTCGGACAATGGGCAAGTGCTAACTTTACACCGGAAGAATTTGAAGTCTTCAAATGCATGACCACCACGGCTGACTCTATCCGATTCTTCGACAAGGTTAGGCAGATATCAACGCGCTCGGATGTCGCACCACCTGGACAGCCGCACGTACAACGTGAAACCAAAGAGCAGGTATTGCAATCGTTGAATGACCCTAGATACCAGACTGACCCAGAGTTTCGTGCAGAGGTACGCCGTAGATTAGCGCATGCGACGGGTGAAAAGGTCACTAGTTGACGTTCAATAAGTAAACAGAGTATCATTTACCCTAGTGGATACCGCTATCACAAAGTTAGCAGCCCCGCTAGGGATACCTGCCAACGAATCAGCGCCCGCGTTCTTAGTGTGCGTTAATGTTTTCAGCCGCCCTATAGGCGACACCTGATAAATGATTAACTGGATTTAATTGTTTTGAATTTGTCTATTAACCCTATTAGGAGATGGCATCATGTCATTATCTTTAAGTAACGTTGATCAGACGCTATTTGACGCAGAAGTCAAAAAAGCGTACCAATCCAAAGGTTTTATTCTCCGTGATTACGTGCGTATGCGTGATAACGTTGAAGGCACGATTGTTTCTTTCCGTAAAGTTGGCAGTGTGACCGCCGAACAGTACGGCTTCCAATCTGCTGTTGTATATCAAGACCCGAACTACAACAAAGTAAACGTTACCTTAAACCCATACCGCGCACCTACCTTGATTGATGATGTTGAACGTTTTCTGTTTAACTTCGACGAACGCCAAGAAGATGCACAGTTAATCGCTATGGCACTCGGTCGTCGTTCTGACCAGTTGATCATCGATGCACTCGCTGCATCAGGCACCGCAAATACTATCGCTAACGGCGGTACAGGTATGACGTTTGCCAAGGTCAGACAGGTTGTCCAATACTTTGATGATCTAGCTGTCCCACCTGAGCAGCGCGTGATTGCAATTTCTGCTGCTGCGCAATCAGATTTACTTGCCGAAGACCAGTTCACCAGTTCTTTCTACATCGATTTACATGCGATTAAGAATGGTGGCTTGAACGGTAACTTTGCTATGGGCATGAACTGGAAAGTAATTCCAACCATGACCGAGGGTGGCTTACCTAAGACTGGTAATATCCGTACCTGTTTTGCATGGCATAAAATGGCAATGGGTATGGGGCTTGGCAGAAACTTCAGTACGCAGATTGAACGTGTACCGCATTTGGATTCATGGCAAGTGCTTGGCAAGATATTTGCTAACGCTGTTGCAGTGGATGCAGTGGGTATTGTTTCCATCGCAATTGATGAATCTGTCTAACAAATTATAGGGGATTAATACCATGGCTTTCTCATATGCAAATTGGGATAAACTAAGCGCGGAAGGCAACACGAATGTGCGCCGCATTTTCGCTTATTACAATATCGGTGATACGTTAGCAACCATCGTCGCAGCAGATTACTTTCTGCCTGTTTATGCGTCTTTGGCTGTTGGTGATCAGATCTATGTAACGGGTTCTGATGGCGTAGACATTTACCGTGTTACCGCTGTCAGTTCAACCAGTGTGACCGTTGCAACATTCGCTGCTGTGCCAGCTAACTCAATCGTTAACGCAGATATCAACACTGCTGCCGCAATTGCGTTCAGTAAGTTGGCCACACTTGCTAGCGGTAATGTGCTTGTCGGTTCTGCTGGTGGTGTTGCTACATCAGTTGTTATGTCTGGCGATGCGACAATTATTGCTTCTGGTGCCTTAACCATTGCAAACAACGCGGTGACTTCTGCAAAGACTTCGCCATTGATGCTGAAATACGCGTCGGTTGCAATTACGGCTGCTGAGTTTAACGGTATGTATGCAGCACCTAAATTACTCTTAGCCGCGCAGGGTGCAAACACCTTGATCGTATTTGAGCAATTACAATTGCTGATGACTTATGTATCTGCAAACTATGCTGCGGGTGGTGTGGCTGCGGTTCAATACGATAGTACCGTCAATGGTGCTGGCGTTATTGCTTCCACAACCTTATCGGCTGCAACATTCCAAGCTGCTGCAAGCACTGGCTTTAATTTTAATCGCGGCGTCGTAGCAGAGACATTCAGCACTTGCGTGAACAAGGGCTTGTATCTCTCAAATATCACAGGTGCGTTTACCACTGGTGACTCAACTTTTGTTGGGCATCTCTGGTATCGTGTTGTACCAACTGTGTAAAGTGAAATTATGGCTGGCGTTGATTACAG